CGACAAGTCATGCGGCCTGAAGTGCCAGCTACACGGGTGTATCGCGCTGGGTGAGAAGCTGGGCGTGATGGATGGGCAGAAGGCTGTCCTTCTGTCTGTGCCCGCCATTAGAAAGCTAGAGACGTTTATGAACCGACAGCCGTTTGAATTGGAGATCGTCGATGTTAGGGATACTGGGATCAATATTTAGCGGCGGCATAACCGGCCTGCTGGGCGTAGCGTTCCAACGTTTCTTTGACTTCCTGAAAGTGAAGCAGGAACTCGAAATGCGAAAGTTGGACCATGAGCATGAGGCCAGTATGCGCCGTATCGACGGCGAGCTTATGGCCCAAGAGTGGGCTGCGCGGACTCAGGTGGCAACCATCGAAGCCACCGCCAAGGAAACTGTCGCGGCAGAGACATCGTTTGCGGCATCCTTTGGCATGGAGCCTAAACAGTATAGCGCCAGGGCCAAGATCGGGCCTGTGTCGGGCTTCCTGCTGGTACTGCTGGACTTCGTGCGCGGCATTGTTCGCCCTGGCCTCACGATCTATCTGTGCGCGATTACGACACTAATCTACGTCGAGGCCCGTACCATTATGGCCGGGGTATCGTTTGCCACCGCTGACGCAATGCGCGTCCATGACCTGATCGTAAACACCATCATGTACCTCACGACGACTTGCGTGTTGTGGTGGTTTGGTACTCGCAACAGCCAGAAACCGCCTGGAAAATAGGGAACGAACATGAAGAAGTTACTGATTGCTGCGGCGCTGACACTTACGGCCCCCGCACACGCCATGACCATCCAGGTCTGCAAGGGCGAGTTCGCTCTGTGCGCGGCCAGCCCGACAACCCCCGTCCCCGGCAAGACCATCACGGTCAACGGTAAGGTATTCCCGCTGGGCGTTGCTGTATGTCCGGTGCTGCGCGGTCCAGCGTTTGCCGACATGGACCTGACGGGTGGCTCATGCGCCAACCCCGGTCCCGGTAAGGTCTGGAGCTTGTTTCAGCCCCGTGAAAGTTTCCCGCAAGCGCCGACTTGGGCCAACACCCCAGCAGCGTTTCGTAAGTTCACGACAACGACTGCGGCTGGTGGTGGCATGAGCAACATGTTCTCGTTTCCCTGCACTGTGCGACCCAAGAAGGTCAACGGAGCCAAGCTGTCTGATTGCTATGGACCGCTCAACGAAAGCCCGTGGGATGGTGATACAGTGGCGGTTGGAACTGAGATAATGACCCAAGCACCGGCTGGTGCGGCTGATCCGGTGGGTGGGCCTACGCCGTGAACTGGGGCGACATCTTAAAGGCCGTCATACCTGTCGTCGTCGCGGCAATTGCTTGGCTGCTGGGAGAAGTAAACGGCATGGGCATACGTATGACCAAAATAGAGGGTCAGATGCCAATGTTGATTACGCCGCAAGGCATCCCGACAGACAGCCCAATCTCGGCTGATGCGCGGCATAAGATGAAGGAAGAAATATTTACGCAGATGAACGACTTAAACGTCCGTCTGCGGTTGATGGAAGAGCGGCAGAAGCAAAATAAATAAAAGGGGGTGAGCCTAAGCCCACCCCCGAGAGGTTATGCGTAAATTTTATCAACGTGCTTGGGTGGTTTACCAATGCCGTCATGCACTAAACCGACATACCGGATTAGCTTCAGCTTTCTATTGGTATCGTGGTCGAACACGCCTTCGTGGTCAGCCCACCAATGTTCCACCCCGTCGAGAGCGTATATTCTGACACCTGGGTTCTCCTTAATATCAAACAGGTGTTTCCAATCTTTCCGCACTTGTTTATGAAGCGCCGCAATCATCTTATCTTGATCTTCGCCTTCGACCCAGGACGACCCACCTCCGATTAAAGATATGGCAAGGTAAGCGCGGGCTTCAGTCTTGGTCTTCACCTTGGCTTGTGCCATGATGTTGTATTCCTTCTTCACAATGTCAAAGACCCCGGCGCGTCAACGCCGGGAGTCACTCCCGGATGGGCGCGACAAAAGAAGTATAGCAAGTGGGGTCTGCGCTTTTTGGCGTTTTTCGGAAAGTGCGTCAAACAACGCACCCCCGCTTGAACAACTTTTCAGTTTTTGCGATTTGACTTGAGGCGTTTCGGGCCTAAGTGATAAGTAAAATACAGCTTTTAAAAATGTTGAGTCAATGAAATTGGGTTTAACTTTTTTTTAAAAGGTAGTTTTACGGAAAATAGCAAAAGCAGAAAAACTCAATAGACTTCGTCTTCCTTATCAATAAATTCCTGCACCTTGCCTATGTGCTGGGTATTGATGATCATTGGGCCTTTGTATTTCCAATCATGTTCGCCGTTGCGATGGATGATATGGTAAAACTGGCGCACAACGATAAAGCTATCTTCATTTAGCGCGTCACACATTGCTTCAAACGTATCGACTGGGTAGTCCCCAATGATCTGTTGAACCAGATTGTTTTTGAAGCTTGGCATGTTCAAAGTGAAGACGTACCTCAATGCTATCTCCTGACCTATACAAGTCTAATCATTGTTTTGATTAGACAATTTACACGTTTAAAAAAAACCTGACAACAGGCTTTACAGCCTCCCAACGCATGTGGCATGGTTTGTGTTCTTCATATGAATAGCATGAGATTGCAATGAAAAAGCGTAATTGGAAAAAGCAGCTTAATGTCAATGAACGCAATGAGTTGGCAAGGCTTGATAAAATCCTGTCCGACTTAGCAATTAAAACGCTAATCCTGCGAAATCTTAGATCCAAAATCCAAAACAGAGCCTCGGTGCGAGCCGGGAAAGCGTAATTCTCCGTCCTTCCCCCGGCGGGGCGGTGTCTTATTTAGCCGGGTAATCTCAAGCAAATAGGAGTTTGCTTTGAAGAACAGCGTCAGTCTGGCGCAGCTTCAAGAGTTGGGATCGACGAAGGTTTCTAACCTTCCAATTGACCAACTTGCGATGCTGCTTGAGGAGATGACAGAGCTAAAAGCTAAGTGCAGGCTTTACGACAATTTACTGCACTCAGCCCTCGTTGATCGGTTCGCTAAACTCGCTGCTGAAGCCCGTGCCAAAGATGGCAAGGATACAGGCCGCGTTCGATTGGACATAGACGAGCATATTGTCATTGCCGACCTGCCCAAAGATGTTGAGTGGGATCAGACAAAAATCACCAGTGCGATTGAAACAATCCGAAGCTGGAACGAGCCTGTTGAGGATTATGTAAGCATTAAGTACTCGGTGTCTGAGACCAAATACAACGCTTGGCCCGAAACCATCCGCAACCTGTTCGCCGCTTCGCGCACAGTTGGAACGGGCAAGCCTACGTTCAAAATTGAAAGGGCAGATAAATGAAAACTATTACTTTAGCTAACATCCGATCTGGGGTGTCTGTGGCACCTCCTTTATGCATGATTTACGGACCTCATGGGGTGGGAAAGACATCTTTTGCAGCATCAGCACCTAATCCGATCTTCCTGCAAACGGAAGACGGCTTGGGCATGATTGATGCTCCAACGTTTGGAACTCTGAAAACGTATGACGAGGTTATGCAGGCTATCGGTTGTTTGTACACGGAAGATAACGAGTACAAGACTGTAGTATTGGACTCAGCCGATCATCTTGAGCCGATCATCTGGGCACAAGCTTGCAAGGACAACAATTGGGCTAACATTGAAACGCCGGGATATGGACGTGGATATGTTTCTGCTCTTGATCTTTGGCGCACACTGATCGACGGGCTTCGTGCTTTGCGTGATGAACGTTCAATGTGCGTACTGGTCATCGCGCATGCAAAAATTGAGCGTTTTGAAAGCCCCGAAACAGAGGCATATGACCGCTATTCTCCAAAAATGCACAAAGGGGCATCTGCGCTTCTACAAGAAGCAATGGATGCTGTTCTCTTTGCCAACTACCGGGTCAGCACTGTTAAATCTGACGCTGGATTTGGAAAGAAAACAACCCGTGCAGTGGGTGGTGGTGATCGTGTTCTTTACACCGAAGAGCGTCCTGCATACCTCGCTAAACAGCGGTACAACCTGCCAACGTCGATCCCAATGACATGGAACGACTTTGCTGCTGGCGTACCGTATTTCAACAAACAGACCGGAAAGAAGGTTTAATACAATGACCAAACTTGGATTTTCATTTGACGCAATGTCCATCGAACCCAGCAAGGGCTTTGAAGTCCTCCCGCCGGGTGATTATCGCGTGATGATTACAAACAGCGAAATGCGCGATACCGCCAGCGGTGCTGGTAAATACTTGTGGTTAGATATGATGATTGTCGATGGACAATATCAGGGTCAGCATTTGTTTGACCTTCTGAACCTAGTGAACCCTAACGAAGTTGCGGTTCGCATTGCTTACGAATCCTTATCTGCCATCTGCCGCGCTGTTGGTGTTTTAAATACCGATGATGCGTCCGATCTCTATAACCGCAGCATGATAGCGGTTGTGAAAGTGAAGCCTGCTGGTCCCGATAAGACTGGCACACATCGTGAAGCCAAGAACGAAGTAAAGGCATATAAGGCGGTGCCAGAGGCTGGCGGCAATACCGCCCGTCCGTCCGCCAATACTGCGGCACCCGTCAAAGCCGCAGCATCAGCGCCCTGGAAGCGTTGATGTAAGTTGGGGCCGGTAGTTTATCCCTGCTATCGGCCCCTCTTTTTTTTTAGGTGCGGAAATGACAAAGCTTCCTAATTTTATTTTAGATGACCCTACGCTCCTTGCGGCAGACCGCGCTCTAGAAGTGCGTGAAAACGCCAACCCCCAGCGCACCTATCTTGGTATGTCTGCGATTGGCAATTCTTGTTCTCGTAAGCTTTGGTATGAAGTGCATGACCCGCTACCGGAAGAATTTAACTCAGCAACGTTGAAGCGATTTGCTGACGGGCATCGTTCTGAAGATTTAATGGCTGAACGCATCCGCCTTGTGAAAGGTTTGGAATTGCATACGGTTGATCCGGATACAGGCCATCAATTCGCGCACTCAGACTACGAAGGGAAGTTTAAGGGGCATATGGACGGCGTTGTCTTAGGCTTGATACAAGCGCCAAACACATGGCACGTTTGGGAAGGCAAATGCGTTAACGAAACAAAGTTTGCAAAGTTTAAAAAGCTGAAGTCTGAGCGCGGAGAAAAACAGGCTCTTAAAGAGTGGGATGAAGTTTATTACGCGCAGGCCCAGTGCTACATGGGGTATTCTGAATTGGGCCGTCACTGGCTGACGGTCTGTACCCCTGGCGGTAGGGATTGGGATGCTGTCCGCACTGATTTTAACAAAGAAGATTTTAACGCACTAAAGGATAAAGCCAAACGCATCTTTGAAGCGCGCGCGCCTCTTGCTCGCGTGTCCAATGATCCTAATTGGTTTGTCTGCAAGTGGTGCAAGTATCAGGTTAAATGTCATGGAGCTTAGGCCCTATCAAAGAGACGCGGTTGACGCGCTCTACAAATACTTTTCCAATAACGATGGTAACCCTCTGATCGTGATGCCAACTGGCACAGGCAAGAGCATCGTCATTGCAAGCTTCTT